TGTATTTTCTATTTTGCTTGTAAATTTACACATGCCGACTTTTTGCATTTTATTGTAAATGATATAATTATATCCATATCCATAGCAATCGCTTTCAGATATGAAATTTTTCATAAAGCAATTATAGAATGCGATATTACTGTTTAGTGCACTTACCTCGCTTCTGAGATTCGCAATCATGTCATTGTTATCTTTAATTCCCTTATCCATTATGTTAAGATTGGTTGGGTTCCACGGTGTTTGCCCCGTCCAACCTACTCTTTTGTAAGAAATAAATCCTGTTAAGCTCATAATTACATCTCCTTAAGTGCTGCCATCACCTCTGCTTCAAAATTAGCAAAATCTGTATCGCATTCTTCTTGATTCTCAATATATGCTCTTCTGTCTGCAATTCTCTTATTAATAGTTATCTCACCTGCGGAAGGTATGCTGGCTGAAAATGTAACTACAGCCTTTTCCTCTATAGAACTATTTCCATTCATTGATGTATTCTTTGTTGTATTTAACATATTGTTTTCCTTTCTACCGCTGTGCGGATTTATATTAATTATTTGCTATGTCTTTGACATAGTCTTCTAATTTCCACCATTCACCATGGTGCCTTATATAGTAATAACCCTCTATATAACAGTTATTTCCACTTATATCTACCGTACCAGCTGTCTCACTATGTCGTATCCAATCCATTAAGTTATAATATGCATCACCGCTTCTGATATAATAATAATCATCAACATATATTCCATCACGGCGAATGCTTACAGCATTTCTTGTTCCGTCTTCGTTTGACAGATTTATAAAATGTCCTTGTATTTTCAGATAGGCGCCAGTGCTACTTTTCATAAGGTATTCACCACCAATAAGAGTAGTGGTCATTGTAATACCTTCTTCAGTTACATTTACATTTTTAAATGTGCCTTCTAAATCAGCATTAACAGCTTTTAGCTTCTTACAGTCTATCGAACCATCTGCTGAAATAGTAGTATTAGTAGATGTAAGCGTGAACAGATTACCATTGATATTAACAGACTTATTACCGGTTATATTAATTGCTCCATTTGCATTAAGTGTTATATCGTCTGCAATCGCTTCAATCGCAGAACGAAGCTGTCCGTTTTCATTTTTAATAAATGCCGTTAAACTAGCCGCCGTTGCATACTCTCCAAATTTTGCTGTTACTGCTGCAGATATAGAAGTGCTTCCGGGGTTAATTTCGCTGATTATTTTCGCCGTTGTCGAATAGTTTTCTAACACCTTAGATGTTGCTTTGCCTGCTTCTGACACTGCATTGCTTCCAATCTTGTCTGCATACCCCTTGGTAGCATACTCGCCACTTAGTACAATGCTTGTTTCAGTTGTGTCGTCTGTTATTAGCTGTTTTATATAATTGTCTAGCTGTTCTGTCTTTGTGTAATTGCCCTTTAAATCCTGTTGAGTTAATGACAAACTGCTACTTATGCTTTCAAGATTGATTCTTAATGCAGAATTTTGCTTCAACATATAAGCTGTTTCCGAATTAGGTATCTCTTTCCAACTATGGCTTCCATCCTCATTACGAATAAACCGCCATGCTCTTCCTTCGTTTTCCCAGTAAGCAATCTTTCCAATATACTTATCCCACTCAGTATCGTTATACTGCCATGTTTCTTCACGTGGAAACTGTGTATCAGCCGGATACACAGGAACACACCAATCCCAAGCCGGATAATTATCCTTTGTTGGCACATAAGATATCAGGTATATTTCATCGTCATACTTGGCCATATTAGATAATCTTACACTATATTCCTGCAGCGTCTGGTTTACATTGGAAAACTTTTCCTTAACACTGGTTCCGTCTATGTTCTCAGTCCACCATAACTTTTGCGTTATAAAATCGTCGGACTGCTTTAATAAACTGCCCCATTCGGAATAATCCTTTCCAGAACCGGTTTTTATATCCTGCAGAAGAACATTAAGTGTCTGTGCTGCATCATCCAGATATATCTTGTTGCTCTTAAGCGTATGTGTGCCATCATTGTTAATAGCATTAAAAAGACTTGCTATATCCAGCTTCCCGGCTGATATATTTGCGTCCTGAGATACCATATCATTTCTGATAATCTCTCTTTGTATGCCTTTTGCTGTAAGTCCTAACGCGTCAAACATCAAGCTGCCTTTTGAATCCCACACATACATGTTATAGTCACCTGATGCATCTTTTCCGATTTGAACGCGAAGCCTATTGCTATCACTAATCTGAATAGTATTATCAGTCCACTGTGATTTGCCGTCTTTGCTGTGTACTTTTACATCTGTGGTATCAATGTCCAGAGCCTTTATTTTCTTTGCATCTAAGGAATCTATCATAGAATCCTTAATCTGTGCTATACCTATCATGCTAATAACACTATTGGCAAAATCTGTAGTAATGCTTTCGCCTGTGGCAGAGCCAAACATCAGCGTATTTACTTTTTCTACTCCAACAGTCAGGTCGTTAACCTTTCCTGTTATCGCAGTAAAATCATTCGTCTTGAACTGTTCAAATTCTCCGGAAACACCTTTTAGACTTTCTATCGTTGCATATTTAATCTCCGCAATATTAGATTTCAGATAATTATTCCGGATATTCTCTAGTTCATTATTTATAGCTACTACCGTTTCTGCCTGTACAGTATTAGCCTTAACCCATTCTGCATCTACCTTTTTAGAAACCAGTTCCTTAGTAAGCATCATTTCCGCATATGTTCGTTCTGCAAGCTTAGTAGATGGTCCTTTATAATCTGTATCAGTTTCTGTTTCTGTTTTGCCATAAGCTGTAATAGTCATGGCAAGACCTCCATCATATTCCTGTGTTATATTCATAACCGGAACATTATAAGTCTTCCCTGATTCTTCAACAGTTACAATATCCCATGGATCCAGTCGTATGTCTCCAAGCGTCTTTAAGCTTGCACCTCTATACGCAAATCCTCTTACTTTCTTATATACAGAATTAAGCTTTTCTTCTGTCATAAGTGGATTATCAAATGTTATTCCCAGAGTTCCACTTCCTGCTGTAAAAGAAGTATTACTGTCAACATTACATGTGAGATAATCTAAATGGTAATCACTCTCATTCTTTTCAAATGTCATTATCCGGGATTCATTTATCGTATAGTCATTATCCTCATACCACTTAATAACAATTGTTCCAGTTCTGTCTACGCAGGCAAAACCTCCAGCTAAAGAAGCGATATATCCGATAACCTCACGATAGGTATATCCTACCAGTGCAGTATCAATAATTATTCCATTCAAGCCAGATACATTACAGGGAACGCCACATCCAGTACTTATCTCTTTTAAAACAGATTCTGCACTTGCAGGATATGTCAATTCAGATACATATACACCTGTGGTCTTCATCATTCTGTCGTAAGCCGTAAATGTTGTGGTTGCCTGGTCAAGTGTTGGATGTTCTGCAGTAAAAAAGCCAAGTGGAATATACTCATACTTTCCGCTTGGCAGTTTCAATCCTATCTCTATAGGAATCTCTGTGTTTTCAAACAACTCATTTATTCTTTTTACTGTCAGTTCTATCTTAGCTGCAACAGCCGAACCTATCTGTATACCCTCATCAGATGTGGAAGCGGTCTCATAGCTCATCTTTTTAAAGCCAGCGTCAATCCACTTACCATTTATCTTTAATCGTAAGTTAAATGTTCGCGATGGTGATCTAATTGTTGTTGCAAATTGCTCTGATACATTATTATACATAGGCTTAATCCTCGATCATAAATTCAATGGCTGCAATATCCTCTAATGTTGTTCCATCATATCTGCTGTCAGAATCACATACAGATATGTCTTCCATCTTAATCATATGTACATCAACATCCGTTTCCATGTTGTACATCTCATCAATTTCTTTTACAACTTCCTGCTCTTTACCTTCTGGGAACTGGTAAGAATCTCCATTCATGACAGCATTCCCATTTTCATCTTTAAGCACATTATTCTGTATTACTTCTGTTCGCTGTGCTACAAAAATATCTACTTCTCCTAACAATGTCTTAAGATTCTTTGCGATCGCATAGTTTACCTTTACAGGCCAATGCTTTCTTAATCCCTGTAAATTCTTAAGCATTGTTGCACTATTATCAATCTGTTTAATAGTCATTGTCTTTTTCATGTTCTGCTCCTTACTGCTGTATTATAGATACACTGGCACTTCTGTAATAATAGTTACCGTCCCCTATATC